GCTGGCGGACAAACCGTTTTACGATGATCACGCGGCGCTGGAGAAGGCAGCGCTGGCACGCACGGTTCAGCAAAGTTCGGAGCCGGTGCAGCTACCGGGAATGTGGAACTGGGTCTGGGACCATGACTCAAACTGACTTTCGCTGAGTTGCGGTGCAGTCCGCCGAGTAATGTTTCGCTGGTTACCCGCTGCCTTTTATCTTCCGATAAGGTCCGCCAATAGCCTATACGACCCTCCATATTTTAGTACATTATCCAGCACTTCTGAATTCGAGTGCCTAGGTAGTGTACTAATGCCCCTCACTGATACCGCTGTCCGGCTGGCTAAGCCAGCTGACAAAGGTTACTCCATCACCGATGCCGGCGGCTTGTCATTATTTGTCGCCCCGAATGGCACAAAATCCTGGCACTTCAGGTTTTCCTGGCACGGCAAGCAGCCGCGCATGTCGCTGGGCACCTATCCAGAAATATCCCTGAAAGAAGCTCGAGATCTGCGCGATCAGTCTCGTTCGCTTGTGTCTAAAGGCATAGATCCTCGATCGAAGCGGCGCGAGGAAAAGCGCATTTCGGCATCCGAGGCGATCAAGACCTTTGAAGTCGTCGCCAACGAATGGCACGCCTTTAAAACTCCGCGCTGGGTTGATTCAAAGAGAGGTGCGGCTAATCAGTCAAGAGCCTATCTCGAAAACGACCTAATCCCAGTCCTTGGGAAAATCCCTGTGGTTGAAATAAAGCGGCAGGATGTGCTTGCTACTCTGCGCCGGATTGAAGGTCGCGGAGCCTTGAGTGCTGCCGAAAAATGCAGGTCATGGCTCAATGAGATTTTCCGGTTCGCCATTGCATCGGGCTATCTGGAGATGAACCCTGCATCGGACTTAGACATCGTTGCGGCCAAGCCGCCGCCAGTGAAGCACAACCCAATGTTGCGTCGGCACGAACTGAAAGATTTTTTACGCAATTTGCGGGAATTTAAGCGCGCAACAGGCTACATCATCGGCGCCATTCGTATTCTGCTGCTTACAGGAGTTCGCACAGGTGAATTGCGGCACGCGAAATTTGAGCAGTTCGACCTTGATGCAGGACTATGGACAATCCCGCCGGATGCGGTGAAGCAACTGAGGAAGGTGATTCGTAGCAAGGGAGGTGATTCGGTTCCGCCATATTTGGTGCCACTTTCGCGGCAGGCGGTTGAGGAGGTGAGAAAAGTGCATGCCTTGACCGGGCGCTACAAGTTGCTGATCGCCGGGCGGAGCGAGCCTACCCGGCCAATCAGTGATAACTCGTTAAATGCCGCTATGAGGCGTATGGGATATAGAGACCAGCTAACCGGGCACGGGATTCGTGCGACGATTTCTACAGCTCTAAATGAGATGGGGTACAACGAGGATTGGATCGAGGCGCAGCTTTCACATGCAAGCTCTAGCAAGGTCAGGAAGACCTACAACCATGCCGAGTATGTAGAGCAGCGACGGGAGATGATGCAGGCGTGGGCGGACTATCTTGATTCGCTGGAGGCAGAGGGCTGATCACCGCGCGCGGCCGCAACCCTTTCTTGGCTCCATTGCAGAACCTCGGACTTGATCCAGGCCACCGCCCGGCCGCCAACTTTGACCTGTTTTGGGAATCGTCCAGCGTTTGCCATGTCGTAAATCGTCGTTTGGCTCAGGCCGACAAGCGCGATCACTCTTGGCAGCCGGATGAATTCGATTTCTTCGGTTGCTGTGTTCATCTTAACCCTCCTTGCTCATGGCTAGGTCAATGTACTCATCCGCGCTCGCCGCCAGGCGGATGCTATTGGGGGCGCCGGAACTTGGGAGCTGCACGCAGATGAATGGCCCAACGCCGGGAGAAATCGCGGCTGTGTCTGCTTCAATCAAGCGATGCAACCCTTTTTCCTTCAGCCACCGATAACGCTCGGCGTCCTTGCGCAGATCCGCCACTTCCGCCTGCAGTTCATCAATCGTGATGCGTCGGCTCCATCCCGGATCGCCCGGAACTGGTACGAGCGGTTCCGTCTGGTCGATCATCGACTGGACCTGAGTGCGCAGCGCTTCATTGTCGACCTGCAGTTTTCCGCACGACCTGCAGTTTTGTGGCTGGCCAGCGCGCAGCGCTTCGTTCTCCGCCACCAACCTCCCCAGCATTCCATAGCAATCAGCCAGCAGGTTGTTGGCATCGTTGAGGTTCGTGGAGCCGCGCTGGCAGCGTTTCTGCAGGTCTTCGTAGTCGGTCATGGTCTTGGCTCCGAGCGCAACCAGCAATCGTCAGCGCCGCATGAAAATCCACCGTGGCCGTAGTCTTTGCATTTTGTTCCGCCCTGCACGGTTCCGCCGGCTGCTTCGATTGCTGCAACGGCATCTGCCCGCGATATCAGCGGACTGCTACCATCTTCCTGCGGCCCAGACATCCGCCGCGCCAGTGAATCGCCTTTAGAAAGGGTGACCACAACACTCGCCGCCCCATCCCTGAACCCGTCCCGCGCCGCATTGGCCATGTCTACGGCGGTGTAGAGCGGAGTAGGAAGATCGGGGTCAACTAGGTTGTAGCAGTAACCGATGCCGTCGCCATTCGTAAGTGTGCAGGTGGACATGTCTTCTGCGCAGCTTGTGAGTTGCGGCTCGTTGCCCAGCCCGCCGCGCAGGTGCTCGATCATTGCGGCCTGCTGGGCTATGGTGGCATTGGCTTTTTCAAGCTCCATCGCATACTCCATTCCGGCGCCAGGGTGCCCGGGGCTCATGTGGCACTGGATGCAATGCATCCGGCCATGCTTGCATTGGTCACTCATGATTTTCTCCACGATGCAGCAGCCACCCGCGCCCAGCGCTCCTGAGTGACGATGATGAAATTTCGAATACCCGTCATGACCTTGTGCATCTCGCCGTCGAACTCGACGAACTGGCCGGCCTTGCGGTGCTCTGGCACACGGTCGATGACGTCGAGCAACTTGCCCGGGGTGCCGTCGGAGTTCTGGGCGTGAATGTCATACGCTGCCATGGCGTTCCACCTCGATGCGTTTCTGAATGCCCACCCGATACCCTTCAGGCCGGAGCGCGGCGGTCTTTTCAATATTGGCGATGACCCGCTCGACGCCGCCGAATATCGGGTCTACCTGGCGCCCGTCCTTGAGCAGTTGGTCGGCGAGGTTCCAGCCTTCTCTTTCTTCAATGCGAGACATGACGATGCTCCATGCCGCGCGTGGCGGCAGAAGGTGGTGATGGGTTATGCAGGCAGCAAGCCTTTCGCTTTTGCTTCTGCCCGGCACTGCTTGCGAAACTCTCGAGCTTTTTCGATTGCTTGCTGTTTGTTGGCGGCCTTCCAAGTGGGGCCGACTTGGATGAATTTGCCGCGCAGCTTCCCGCACCAGTGTTTGACGAAGTCGCCGTTCTCGATCTGGCAGATGGTGCCTGCCGATGCTTTCGGCGCCGTCGCGTAATCCACCAGCTTCTGGTCGTACGTTAATTCGGGCATACGAATTCCTCGCCCGCCGTACACCGGCAGGCTGTTGAGTTTTGGGAGAGGGGGTTAGGCGTTTGCAGCGTCGTGGAAAACGTCCATCTGTGCTGCGCCGTCCAGCCAGGCCGCGTCAATCCGGCGCCGGGCCATTGCGGCATATTCGGGGTTCAGCTCGCAGATGATCGAACGGCGACCTTCCTGCATCGACACCAGCGAAGTGGTACCGGCGCCGCCGAACGGGTCCAGCACCACACCGCCGCGCGGGGCGCCGGCGAGAACACAAGGGCGGATCAGATCGGGCGGGAATGTGGCGAAGTGGGCGCCCTTGAAACTGTGTGTGGGCACAGTCCAAACGCTGCGCTTGTTTCGCTCCGTCGGCATGATCGCGAGTGCCGAATTCATCGAGTCATTATCCTTGACCCTTCCACGCTGACGCTCATCAGCATCGCTTCCATGACCCCAGCCAACACCATTTGTCTTCCGCGCAGTCGCCTTCATGTTGCCGTTGCTCTTGGCGCCGCCATTCGCCCGCTCGCTGCCGATCTGCGCCTGTACGTCTTGCGACAGCCTGGCGTGAGTGTTGGGCGAACACGGTTCAAGGATCGCCCCTTGGTCGAAGTAGTACTTCTTCGACTTGCTGAGGAGGAACACATATTCGTGCGATTTGGTGCATCGGTCTCGGACGCTCTCCGGCATCGGGTTTGGCTTGTTCCAGATGATGTCCTGTCGCAGAAACCAACCGTCTTCCTGCAGGGCGAATGCCAAGCGCCAAGGCATACCCATCAAGTCCTTTGACTTCATGCCCATCTCGCGGCCGCGCACGCCGGTACCGGATTTAAAACGCGGATGCTCGTTGATTTGGCGGGCCGAGGTGACGCTGCGCCCAGACATTTGGCCATCACCTTGAGTCCTTCCTTGCGCGCCCCAGCTTCCGGCATAACTGTCGCCCATGTTCACCCAGGCCGTGCCGTCGTCGCGCAGCACTCGACGCACCTCCCGGAACACTTCCACGAGGCGGGCGATGAACTCGCCCGGCGTTTCCTCCAAACCAATCTGCCCTTCGACGCCGTAATCGCGCAGGCCGAAGTAGGGGGGGCTGGTAACGCAGGTGTGAACTGACTTGTCTGGCAGCGTCCGCATCATGTCGATGCAGTCGCCGACCAGAATGCGGTGTTGTTCTGTCATCGCCACGGCCCCCTGTAGATGAGGTAGGCCATGTAGAGCGGGGCGAAGATCATGGCGTCACCTTCAGGCCGGCTGATTCGATGGCGAATCGAACGCCGTTAGGCGTCAGCATTGCGCCCACATTGGTTTGCCATGGCTTAGGCAACTCAATCACCAGCGATACGCGGGATTCCTGCCACGCCCACCACGCAGACTGAACCAGCGAATTCAGATAATCATCGCAATGGTCTTTAGCAAATACCGCTGCATCGAAACGCGGGACCGAGCGCTTCAGGCATGCGGCTTTGTATGCCGTTTCGAATTGTTCACGCATTTGTTCGCTCATCCGATCACCGCCTTTATGGTCAGCACCAATGGAGGCCAGAAGAAGAGGGTACAGCCGAGTAAGCACTTGGTGATCATGGCGCGGCCCTCTCGTTTTGGATTTGATTTCTCAGCGCAGCCGCTTCGATTGCCGCCGACGCAACGTCGACGTGATAGCCGCCGCAGTGGACTTTCTTGTTCGCCCTAACCTGGACGAACCATCGTTCTTTCCTGCCGTCCCAATACACGCCACGAACACCGCTTGCTCCTCGTCCAGGCCCATCAGGTGCGGAGGCAAGGCGATACGCTTGGTTCTCTGCGTATGTCGCAAGGCGCAAGTTCTGCCATCGGTTGTCGTCGCGCACGGCGTTTCGGTGATCGACGTGCATGTCTGCCGGCGGATAGCTGCCGGTCATGTAAAGCCACGCCAGCCGGTGGGCTTGATGCTTGATCCCATCAATCGAGATCTTCACGTATCCGTCTTTGTCGAACTGCCCGACCTTCGGCCGGCGCCGTCCTAGATGCGTGAATTTTCCCGTGTCGGGGTCGTACACCACTTTTTCCAGCAGTCGTGCGTGCGTGAGTTGGCGCGTTTTCATGGGCGCACTCATCCTTTGCCGCTATAGCGGCTGACTTTGAAGGGGGAGGGATTTACAACTGAAGGGATGAATCAGCGGACGTAGACGAAGTAGAACTAGGTGATGGCGATCATTTCCGTTCACCATTCAGCGCAGCGGTGGCGTCGAGGCAGGCGTTCCACTCTTCAGCCAGCATATCAGCGGCGCCGCACTTCCCGATTCGCGCATGGTAGTGCTCTGGTGTTCTGCGCTCAGGCAGCACAACCGCGACAGGCACTGGCGGGGCGGTGAACAGAACGCGGCATTCGTATTCTTCCGGGTCTAGCTGGCACGCGGTGAGCTTGAGTCGATCAACGTCGCGCCATCCATTCACACCGTCGGACACCTGATAGACCGGCTCACCCCTACCACTCTCCAGCTCAGCAATGCGCGCCTG